CCGCTTCCATCAGTGCGTAAGTACATTGTACCGCGTCCTGGGTGGGTCTTTGTAGCCCGTGACTATTCCGCGCAGGAAATGAAGCTTCTTGCGCACTTTACAGAAGGAGGACTTCTTGAATCCCTCAGAGCCGACCCCGGAAAAGACATCCACCTTATCGCAGCTGACATTGCTGACATCACGCGAAAAGTTGCTAAGACACTTGGCTTTGCAGTATTGTATGGCGCAGGAGTTGGAAGAATTGCTGAATCTCTCTCCATTGGAGTCAGTGAAGCTACAGCAATTAAGAAACGGTATCTCGGGGCTCTTCCAGAAATCAAAGCCTTCCAAGACAAGCTGACGAAAGCCGGCAAGACGGGCGGATATGTTGAAACTCTTGGTGGTCGCCAGTACTACGTACAAAAACCAGCGGTCGTAGCAGGCGTATTCCGTACTTTTGAGTACAAGCTCACCAACTACATGATTCAAGGCTCTGCAGCAGACCAGACCAAAGAAGCCATGTACCGGTACTGCACCAGCCCTGGTGATGGGGAGCTTGTGTTGTCAGTGCACGACGCTCTTGTGGTTCAGGTCCCCCGTGATAATCTTGAAGCTGAGCGCAAGCGTTTAGCAGTAGCCGTCAACGGCGCCTACCAAGACGTGCTGAAGTATGAAGTTCGTAGTGATGAGTCAATTGGTCTTAACTTTGCGGAGATGAAATGATCTTAGTACACCTACATGTAATAAACACGAAGCAGTTACTTGTAATAAACATGGAAACTGTAATATCAATAATGCCGCGTCCTAATAATGCAGGCTGCGAAATCGAGCTACTAGGCCCAAATAATAGCGCTACAGTATGTGAAACTTTGAACGAAATTCTTGAGCAAGTACCACAATGAAAAAGCAATTCACCGACCCTTGGGGTTTCAGTAAGCTCGACGTTTATCGTGCTTGCCCGCAGAAGTTTGAATTCCAGTTTATTCAAAAACTACCGCAACCAAGCTCTGATGCAATGGCTCGTGGTAGTCAAATGCATGAAGACATTGAGCATTACCTTAACGGCTGGTCGACAACGCTAAGTCCTGCAGTAGCTTCCTGGAAAGAAGCCTTTGATGCTCTCAAAACCAAAGACTTTAAGGGGGAGCAAGCTATTGGTATTGACAAAGACTGGAATAAGCTTCCTGACTGGTTTAGCAAGCTGACCTGGCTCCGTGTTAAGATGGATGCATACTACATTAACGGGGACACCATGACTGTCATTGATTTCAAATCAGGCAAGTATCGTGTCCCCTCCGCAGACCAGATTGAGTTGTACGCAGTTGCCGGCTTGTCTATTGCCCCGCAGATCAAAACAGTTAGCGCGGAGTTCTGGTTCCTGGATACAGATGATGTGTATTCCAAAGTCTATACAGCTGAGCAACTGCTTGTGCTTCGTAAGAAGTATGAGCGTGAATGTCAGCCCATGTACACCGACAGCACTTGGACGCCTACACCGTCGAGGGAATGTAAATGGTGTCCGTACTCTAAGACGAAGGGCGGAAAATGTCAGTATTAGAAACTGAAAGCCAAATTGAACAAGCTTGCAAAGTTATTGGAGAACGCGACGGATGTCTACTACTGAAAATCCAAGGGAATCGTGGGTGGCCCGATCGCCTACTGATAACTCGAGTGGGGAAGGTAGCCTTCTTAGAGTTCAAGCGTCCGGAAGCAACACTACGTCCATTGCAGGACCACATTCTCACAGTACTACGCTCGATGGGCTACGTAGCAGAGCGGGTGGACAGCCGGGAGAAATTCAAGTCGATCTTGAAGGATTTGCTGCTAAATCCTGGGTCCCTCACAAATATCAGTCCCGCGGAATTGACTGGCTGCTCAGACCTGCAGCTGCCCTCTTCCTACCACCCGGACTAGGTAAGTCAAGCATCCTCTTAGCTGCAATATGCAAACTGAAAGAGATGGGCTTTCCTCATCGGACGTTGCTCTTAGCTCCTCTTATGGTGTGCCGCACTACGTGGGTGACTGAACCTGCAAAATGGAGGCAGTTTCAAGGTCTTAAGATCGGTCTAGCCCATGGTCCTGACAAGAAGCTCATACTTCTTGATCCTTACTACGACATTGTAATCATGAATTACGATGGTCTAGAGTGGGCAGTGCCTATGTTGAAAGACAAGCATAACTTCGAAGTGCTAGCATGCGACGAGATTACCCGACTGAAGAACACAAACTCGAAACGGTACAAGCTTATCAAGCCAATACTCCCATCGTTCAAGTTTCGTTGGGGCCTAACTGGTACGCCTACAGCCAATGGGCTGATGGACCTCTTTGGGCAAGTCTATGTGATGGACTTAGGCCAACGTCTGGGGCGGTTTATTACTCATTTCAGATTGAAGTACTTCCATCAGTTGCCGCATGATCAATTCCGGTACTATATCACGTCCGAGAAAAGCTCAGAGCTAATAGGTAAGCTCTTAGATCTAGCAATGTATGTTGAGCCCGAAGAATGGCTTGATCTCCCCGATTTCATTCCTATACAGCTTGACGTAGAGCTTGAAAAAGAAACACGCAAGCAATACAACTTCCTTGAAGATGAGTTCATGCTTTCAGTGGCTGAAGGGGTAGTAACAGCTGCTAATGCTGGAGTGCTTACAAGTAAGCTTCGACAGTTCACAGGCGGAGCACTCTATGTTAACCCTCCGATCTATACTGAAACAGGTACGGCTAAGCTTGATAGGTTAGATGACCTCATTGAGGAAATGGCGGGGGAGCCGCTGATGGTAGCATACCAGTTCGATCACGAGCGTGAACGAATTCTTAAGCGGCATCCTACAGCACTTGCTTTAAAGGGTGGCATGTCGGCTACTAAGGTATCGGAAGTTGTAGAAGCTTGGAATTCAGGCAATGCTAGTATATTGCTTGTTCAGCCCCAAACGGCGGCCTTAGGTCTTAACCTGCAGTTTGGCGGCTCGGCAATCTGCTGGTTCACAATGACATACAACCTAGAAGAGTACATCCAATTAAATAAGCGCTTGCATCGGCAAGGTCAGACCAAAGCCGTAAGATGCTACTTGTTGGCCGCCACTAAGACAATCGACCAACGAGTAGCTAAAGTCCTCGCACAGAAGGACATTGTCCAGAATGATGTCTTTAACGCCCTTAAACTAAGGATTGAAATATAATGGGAAATCTAACAGGCTTTGCAAATAGCGGACAACAAAATCGAGGACAAGAACAAATTAGCAAACCTCCAATGGCCAAAGCATTAGAAGAGCTCAGTACTGCACATGACCGTGTATCAGAAGAAATTGAAAGAGCTATTAGCAAGTTTAGTATGGCATTACTTCCTGATTCGCCTACTGCACCACATGACAAAAAGGAGCCGGAAGCTCCGTCTAATGGTCTACTAGTTGATATAGTTAGTAACCTGGCTATACGTACAAATAAGCAAGCTGATCTGCTTAGAAATTTTAATGATAGATGCGCGATCTGAATAAGTAACAGTTGTAACAGCTATATACACGGGCCACATTGACGTTGTATAATGTAATTACTGTCGAGCTACGGCAGTCCTAACTAACTTGGAGCTAAATATGAGTGACACAAAAAAGCTCGGTATGACAGAGTTGATTGCTCTGCATAACGATCTTGCCGAAAAACTGGGTGTCTCAGGTGAGACGTCCTTTAAGAGTCTGGGCGCCGCCCGGAATGCCATTGCTAACCTGGAAACCAAAATGAACCAAGCTACTAACTCTGATTCGCCGTACACTGGTGGTGATACTCCCGCTGCTGAAACTACTGGTGCGCCTGATGCCGGCGATCGTGGTAAGTATAACTCGAGCGGCAAGCGCGGCCCGAACCAAGGTGTTGGTGCTTTCTCGAAAGAGCAAATTGTTGCTGGTAAGACTAATGCCGAAGTTCTGGCTATGGTTAAGGCTAAGTTCCCCGATGCCAAGACCACGACTGGTTGCATTGCTTTCTATCGCACTGCCCTAAGCAAAGGTCCTGTCGGTAAGTCGGCCGAAGTTCTGCGTGCTGAAGCCGCTGCCCTAGTTGCGAAGGCTGACGCCGTAGAAGCTGCTGCTAAGGCTGCTGCTGAAGCTGCTGCTAAGGCTGCAGAAACTCCCGCTGCTGCAACTGTCTAAGCAGGTATATCGTCAACCCGTAGGGGATGCTAGCGGAGTCTAGCATCCCCTCCTTTCATTTGTAAAGGACATATGATGGAACGCAATCGTTATTTAGAGTTGCTTGCTCCCGCCGCTCGAATGGTCTTTACCAAAGGCGAAGACTACAATAACAAAGGCCAAGACGATCTTCATCTTTACTTCCCCTTTGAAGATAAGTCATACGCACAACTGCTTTACATGAAAGCTAGGCGCATTGTTTCTCTTGCAAAGCAAACAGGCGAACCAAATCATGAAAAAGTAACTGACAGCGTACTTGATCTTATTAACTACGCTGTTTTTTACCTTGACTTCTTGGACCAACGCAAGGAGCTGTAATGATGTTTGAAATTGACTACGTTGTACTTGTAAACCAAGTTGCATTACGTGGCGAACTTCGAAAAAGTAGAGCTGGTGCTACGCGCTCTATTTTTGGAACTACGCTAAAGATAGACTGTCTCCGTACTGGTCATTTTCCGCTTCTTACAAAGCGCAAAATGTTCTACAAGCCTGTGCTTGGCGAACTAGCTGCGTTTTTGAAGGGAGCAACCGATCTTAAGACGTTCAAAGATTTTGGTTGTAATTACTGGGATGCTAATGCTGGAGCATGGGAAGAAAACACAGGCAGACCAAAAGATGCATGGGAAGTAGGTCAAATCTACGGTGCCCAATGGCGCGACTGGCTAGGCTCTAAGCAAGACGGCTACGATCAGCTCAAAGTACTAGTTAGTAGCATCAAAGCAAACCCGCATAGCCGGCGGCATGTACTTACAACTTACGATCCAGAAGAAACATATGCTTGCCTACCTCCGTGCCATCTTCTCGCTCAGTTTAACGTTACTAACGATGGCGAGCTGGATTGTATTGTGTATATGCGGTCTGTGGATTTATGTCTTGGCTTACCTAGTGACATCGTTCTATATGCGACTCTCATGTTGGTTATCGGCAATCAAACGCAATTAAAACCAGGTAGTCTAACTTTCATGATGGGGGACACGCATATCTATGAAAACCATGTGTCTACTTGGCATACACAAGCATCGATGCCTTCATACAAGCTCCCAAAGTATAATCTAGACAAAATAGCAACAATAGACAACTTCCACCCATTTTACCTTGATCTTCTTAACTACGAATCGGGAGCGAAACTTGACTACACCTTCAATGTATGACGACGTTGTGGAATTCCACGATAAGATTCTTGGTATTGAGCCCCACGGTACATCGCTTGTAAGTCAAGAATGGATTATGGAACGATTCCGGTTTCTTACTGAAGAAGTGCAGGAATATGTCGAAGCTGGGCTGTCCGGTGATATGGTGAAGGCAGTCGATGGTCTGCTAGACACGATCTACGTAGCCCTTGGTACTTTGCACTTGATGGGAGTCCCTGTGCAGCAATGCTGGGATCAAGTGCAAAAAGCAAATATGGCAAAAGTACGCGGAGTAACTAAACGCGGAAATCAATACGACGCCATTAAACCTGACGGTTGGGTGGGCCCTGAAGCTGGAATTGCAGCAATTATCGGAAGGAAACTCGATGAGGCCTAACATAGTTAAAACGATGCTTGACATAGCATCGATCTTAGCCCTAAGAGCTACATGCCGCAAGCTACGAGTGGGGTGCGTACTAGTAGATCAGCACAGTAAGATCATCGGTACTGGCTATAACGGTGTTCCGCATGATATGCCACATTGTACTGATTCACCCTGCGCTGGAGTGCATGCCCCAAAAGGGGCTGATCTATGCGAAGCTGTTCATGCGGAGCAAAATGCCCTACTGCAATGCCCAGACGTTCGTAAGATTGAGACCGCGTTTCTCACACATGCGCCCTGCATGCGTTGTACTAAGCTCCTCTTGAACACTTCATGCTCTGCGATCGTCTTTATTGATGATACGCATGAAGAGCAACCTGCCAGAGAACTTTGGCAGCGAGCTAATCGAACTTGGTTCGCGATCGGAGCCGAAAATCGCGGCCGTATAGGAGCCTAAAGGAGCGTACGTCGCGTTTTTCGGAGGGGGCCTTGACTGCCCTATACCGAAGTTTTTGACGCGACGTACGCTCCTAGTTACTGGCGAAGTAATTGCGCTAGGCGCTTAGCTTTGGCAAGTTTTTGAGCTTCAGTTTCTGCAGGCATTTTGCGGGTGAAATCAGCCTGCGTCATTTCTGGCGCAGGTTTTTTCATTTCTGGCAT